TTCACAACTGTTAGATAAAACTGGTTTAGGTAAAAAATCATTTGAAGTAAACAAATCATATTATGAAAAAAATCTTATTGGTAAAACAAATTTAGCAACAGGAAAAGCATATGGTGCTTCAGTAGAAGATTACAAAAGTTACATGAGTGCAAGAGGTTCTGGATCAATAGATGCTATGGGTAGAGAAGTTAACAATCGTGATGGGGGTGGTGGTCAGTTAGTTGAAAAAAATATCGGTGGAAGAACTTTACTTACAACAACACCAACTACTGCAGAAGTTTCACAGAGCAATGCTGCTCAAGTAGAGGATAGTGAAGAGTTAAGAAAAAAAAGAGTTAAGGCAAAAGGAAGATCACCAACAATCATGACAGGAGTTACAGGTGTAACTGGTGGCTTGACTTTGGGTAAACCAAGTTTATTAGGTAGAGCATAATGGCACAAACAGATTTAGCAAAAAATTTATTATCAAGATTTGACAGATTAAAATCTCAAAGACAAAATTGGGAAAGTCATTGGCAAGAAGTTGCAGATTATATGCAACCAAGAAAAGCTGATGTAACTAAAACAAGATCTAAAGGTGATAAAAGAACTGAACTTATTTTTGATAGTTCACCATTACAATCAGTAGAATTATTAGCAGCATCATTACATGGTATGATGACTAACCCATCAACACCTTGGTTCTCTTTAAAATTTAAAAATGATGGAATGGAAGGAGAGGATGAAGCAAAAGAATGGTTGGAATCTACTACAGAGATTATGTATTCAGTATTTAACAAGTCTAACTTTCAACAAGAAATTTTTGAATTGTATCATGATCTAATTACGTTTGGTACGGCAGCAATGTTTATTGAAGAAGATGATGAAGATGATTTAAAATTTTCTACAAGACACATTAATGAAATGTATATTTCAGAAAATGACAAAGGTAGAATAGATACAGTATTTAGAAAGTTTAGAATATCTGCAAGAGCTGCAATACAAAAGTTTAAAACTGTATCAACTAACATAGCAGTTATAGCAAAGAAAGATCCTTACGAAGAAGTAGAGATACTTCATGCTGTTTATCCTAGATCAGATTTTAATCCTGTAAAACAAGATAAAGAAAATATGCCATTTGAATCTGTATACCTAGACGCAGATTCTGGAGACGAATTATCTGTATCTGGATTTAAAGAATTTCCATTTGTAGTTCCTAGATACTTAAAAGCATCACACGAAATTTATGGTAGATCTCCTGCAATGACAGCTTTGCCAGACGTTAAGATGCTAAATGAAATGTCTAAAGTTATAATCAAGTCTGCACAAAAACAAGTTGATCCACCTTTACTTGTTCCAGACGATGGCTTTATGTTACCTGTAAGAACTGTACCTGGTGGACTAAACTTCTACAGAGCAGGAACTAGAGATAGAATTGAACCATTAAACATTGGTGCAAATAATACACTAGGTTTAAATATGGAAGAGCAAAGAAGAAACTCAATTAGAAATGCTTTCTATGTAAATCAATTACAAATGCAAGATGGTCCACAAATGACGGCAACAGAAGTCATTCAAAGAAATGAAGAGAAGATGAGATTACTTGGACCAGTTCTTGGTAGACTTCAATCTGAATTATTAAAGCCATTGATTGATAGATCGTTTGCAATTTTAATGAGAAAGAATTTATTTCCTAATCCACCAGAATTTTTATCTGGTCAAGATATAGAAATTGAATATGTATCACCACTTGCTAAAGCACAAAAATCTACAGAGCTGTCATCTATTATGAGAGCAATTGAAATTTTAGGTAGCTTATCAAATGTTGCTCCAGTATTCGACCATATCAATATGGATAAATTAGTTAGGCATTTAACTAGCATTGTTGGTGTACCTCAAAAAATTTTGAAGCCACAAGCTGAACTAAATGCTGAAAGACAAGAAGCAGCAGCACAAGCTGAACAACAACAACAGATGCAACAGATGCAACAAGTAGCACAAGCAGGGAGAGATATAGCACCATTAGCAAAAGCATTGCCAGAAGAAGCACAAGCATTAGCTAATTCAGAAGCTGAATAGTATGAACCAAAACAAAGAACTGGAACAAATAATAAAAAAATTAAGAGACAGCTATCAACATATTTTTAACACAGACGAAGGCAAAGAAGTCTTGTCTGATTTAGAAAAAAGATGTCATTATCATTCTACCACCAATGTAAAAGGTGATAGTCATGAGAGTGCATATATGGAAGGTCAACGTAGTGTACTTCTATTTATAAAAACAATGCTACGCAAGGAGAATAAAAATGTCAAGTGAACAGATAACACAAACTAATGTGCCTGTAGAAGAGACAACACAAACTACTACAGACACTCCTCAAGTAACTGAACAACCAACTGTTACCAACTCTTGGAAAGAAACAATCTCGGAAGAGTTTAGAAACGATCCTAATATTTCTAAATTTACTGAAATAGATGCGTTAGCTAAAAGCTATATCAACGCAACTAGAATGATTGGTCAAGACAAGGTAGCAATACCAAATGAAAACTCAACAGACGATCAATGGAATGAAGTGTATGGAAAACTTGGCAGACCAGAATCTGCAGATAAATATAAGTTAGAAGTACAATCTGAAACAGCTTCGTTAGATGAGAATGCAATAAAACAATTTGCAGAGAATGCTCACCAACTTGGTTTAAATAATAAACAGGCTCAAGGAATTTTAGAATACTATAAAAATTCTATGGAAGGATCTGTTCAACAAGCAAGAGTAGATACAGAAACTGCTCAAGCAAATGCTGAACAAGAACTTCGTAAAGAGTGGGGTAGATCTTATGATGAAAATATAAAAAGAGCTGGAGCAATTGCTAAAGCAAACATGAGTGAAGATATACTTAATATGGAACTAAAAGATGGTACTCGTATTGGAGATCATGCTTCTGTCATAAAAGGTTTTGCAAACATTGCTAATCTTATGTCTGAAGATAAATTGATTAGTACAGAAAGCGAAGGTATGGATCAAGGTACAGATTACCAAGCTGAAATTAGTAAACTTGTAAATGATACAAGTGGTCCATATTGGAATAAGGCTCATCCAGATCATGATAAGATAGTTCAACAAGTATTTACTTTAAGAACTATGTTGAATGGATAAAGAAGAAATAAGATTAGAAATACTTCGTATTGTTGTAGAGAGTGGATCAGAAAATCAAAAATCTAATCCCTTGCCAATCTGCGAAGAATATTATAAATGGGTTTGTAAGGCGAGTGAAAATTCGCCTAACAAAAGTAAGACAATTCGTAAGAACCTTACTGCCAACAAGGAATAGACTTGTAGTCTAAAAGACTTTAAATCCAAGAGAAGCCAGAATTTCTGATAACGTCTCTGTTTTGTTTTAACATTAACTTAACAATAATAGGAGACATAATATGTCAACTGAAATAACAAAAGCATTTGTAGAACAATATAGTTCAAACATACAAATGTTATCACAACAAAAAGGATCACTTTTAAGAGATAAAGTGAGACTTGAATCTGTTACAGGGAAAAATGCTTTCTTTGACCAAATTGGTTCTGTAACTGCAACTGTAAGATCAAGCAGACACTCAAATACTCCACAAGCAGATACTCCTCATAGTAGAAGAAGAGTTTCACTTGTTGATTATGAGTTTGCAGATCTTGTAGATGATCTGGATAAAGTTAGAATGTTGGTAGACCCAACTTCTAGCTATGCACAAGCTGCTGCTTATGCAATGGGTAGAGCAATGGATGATGCTATCATCGCTGCTGCAACTGGTTCATCTGACACAGGTGTTGCTGGTGGTACTGCTGTTGCATTACCTGCTGGTCAAAAGATTGCTGAAGCTGGAACTGCTGGTTTAACTATCGCTAAATTAAGACAAGCGAAAGAAATCATCGATCTAGCTGATGTTGATCCTTCACTAAAAAGATACATCATAGTATCTCCAAAACAGATCTCTGATCTATTAGGAACTACTGAAGTAACTTCAAGTGATTTCAACACAGTAAAAGCATTAGCATCTGGTGATGTTAATACTTTCCTAGGTTTTGACTTCTGTGTTACTAACAGATTAACTATTGGTTCAAGCAAAAGAAAATGTATTGCCTTCGTACAAGATGGTATTGCATTAGCTATGGGTAAAGACTCTACTGCTAGAATCGATGAAAGATCTGACAAGGGTTATGCTACACAGGTTTACTATTCTGCTGCATTCGGTGCAACTAGAATGGAAGAAGCTAAAATTGTAGAAATACTTGCTCACGAAGCATAGTAAATAAATTTTAGGGGGTGGAAGCGAGAGTGGAAACCCCCTAGAGTGCATGACAAAAGAAACAAAAACTTTAGAAACTGTAGTACATTTAAAGAAAGGTAATTATATTTACAGATACGTTTTAGTAGACAGGTTTCAACATGATGGTAAAAATCATTATGGTTTTGACAAAAAACAAGGTAAGACAATAGAAGAAATCTTTGCTTTAAAAAAAGATAGACAAATAAGACGCAAGTATATAATAAGGAAGTAATATGGCATCAGTAGTAGACATTTGTAATGGAGCATTAAATCAACTAGGTGCATCAACTATACTTACACTTACAGAAGATTCAAAGAACGCAAGACTTTGCAACGCAAGATACACACAAGTTAGAGATAGTTTATTTAGATCTCATCTTTGGAATTGTTTAACTAAAAGAGTTGAACTTGCAAAAGATACTGAAACTCCTTCTTGGGGTTTTTCATATCAATTTACTTTACCTGCAGATTGTTTGAGAGTAGTTACAATTTTAAATTATGATTATGATTATAAAGTTGAAGGTAGAAAAATTTTAGCAAATCATGGTACATTAAAAATTCAATACATAGCTAGAATAGAAGATCCTAATCAGTATGATGAATTATTAAGAGAAACTATTTCAGCATCATTAGCAGCAGACATTGCTTATGCTGTAACTTCATCTAATCCTACTACACAAAATATGTATAATTTATTTCAAGACAAATTAAGAGAAGCAAGATTCGTAGACGCAACTGAGGGTCAAAGTACAAATCCAGACAATGGTCAATCAGATGTTATTGGATCTTCTTCGTTCATAAACTCAAGGTACTAACCTATGGGTAGAGTTGCTGTTCAGCTAACCAATTTTACTGGTGGAGAATTATCACCAAGATTAGATGGTAGAAATGATTTAACCAAATACAATTCTGGATGTAAAACTTTAGAGAACATGGTTGTATATCCTCATGGATCTGCATCAAGAAGATCTGGTACACAATTTGTTGGAGAAGTAAAAGATAGTACAAAAAAAACTAGATTAATTTCTTTTGAATTTTCAACAGTACAAACTTACATACTAGAATTTGGAAATCAGTATATTAGATTCTATAAAGACAATGGTCAGATATTATCTGGTGGTTCACCATATGAAATAGCATCACCTTATTTAGAAGCAGAACTATTTGATATTAAATTTGCTCAATCTGCAGACACTATGTATATCTGTCATCCTAATCATCAACCTAGAAAACTAACTAGAACTGGTCATACTAACTGGACATTAACTAATGACGTTATAATTAATGGACCATTCATGGATCACAATGTAGAAACAACTACTGCTAATCCATCTCATAAAAATGTTGGTCAAACAACAACTGTAACTTTTTCTTCGACAACAGGTATTAATTCTAATCAAGGTTTTTTATCTACAGACGTTGGTAGACTACTTCATATTACAGATGGTCATTTAAAAATAACAAGTGTTACTTCTACTACTGTTGTAGTGGGAACAGTAATAGTTGATTTAAACGAAACGGGATCTACTACCGATTTTGCATTAGGATCATTTTCAGATACTACAGGCTATCCATCTTGTGTTACTTTCTTTGAACAACGATTAGTATTTGCAGGAACAAATGTACAACCTCAAACTTTATTTTTTTCAAGATCAGCAGACTACGAAAACTTTGATGACAAGTATCATGAAACTGTAGCTGATGATGATGCTATTGTTTATACGATTGCTTCTAACCAAGTTAATGCAATTAGATTTATGACAGCAACTAGAACATTAATTATAGGTACAGCAGGTGGTGAATTTGCAGTTAATGGAGCTGGTGTAGGAGAAGCAATTACTCCAACAAATATTTTAATTAACAAACAATCAAATCATGGTTCAGCAAATGTAGATGGTATTGCTGTAGGTAATGCAACATTATTTTTACAACGTGCTAAAAGAAAAATTAGAGAACTAGCTTTCAACTTTGATGTTGATGGATATGTTGCTCCAGATCTAACAATTCTTGCAGAACATATTACTGAATCTGGTATTACACAAATGGCATACCAGGAAGAGCCTAATAGTATTATTTGGTGTGTTAGAGCTGATGGTCAACTTTTAGGATTTACTTATCAAAGAGAACAGCAAGTAACTGCTTGGCATAGACATATAATTGGTGGAGCATTTGGAAGTGGCAATGCTGTAGTTGAAAGTGTTGAAGTATTACCAACAGATGATTCTGAATATCAAGTTTGGGTTATTGTAAAAAGAACAATTAATGGTGCTACAAAAAGATATGTAGAATATTTACATGATTTAAATTTTGATGAAACAGATGACACATCATTTAATTATTTAGATTCTCAATTAGCTTACAATGGTTCTGCAACAACTACTATAAGTGGTCTATCTCATTTAGAGGGTCAAGAAGTTGCAATACTTGCAGATGGATCAACTCATCCAAATAAAACTGTAAGTTCTGGTGGAATTACATTGGATAGATCAGCAACAAAAGTTAAAGTTGGTTTACCTTATGTATCTTTATTACAAACAATGAGAATAGATGCTGGTGCAGACAATGGTACATCACAAAGTAAAACTAAAAGAATTTATGAAATTACTGCTAGACTTTATGAAAGTATTGGTATTGAGATTGGTCCAGATCTAGACAACATGGAACGAATACCATTTAGATCTTCAGCTAATGCTATGAATAGTGGAGTTAATGTATTTACTGGAGATAAAGATATTGAGTTTAGAGGAAACTATGAGACAGATGGTTTTATAGTTGTTAGACAAACACAACCCTTACCTTTGACTATATTATCATTATATCCTAAACTTCAAACAAACGATGGATAGAATATTAAATATTGTTAAATATAAAGGTGAACATGGTGAATTTATAATGAAACAACAAATGAATCATGTATTGATGGATAAAGATATGGAATTTGAAGGTAACGCAATGAATTTAGAACAAGAGAACTTAGCATTTACAGGTATGATTGATGGTAAACCTATCTTTGCTGCAGGCATGAAAATTATTTGGAATGGTGTTGCAGAAGGTTGGGTGCTAGCTACTAAAGATACTTTAGATCATCCACTACTTGTAGCAAGAGCAATTAAAAAAGGTTTTGCAAAAACTGCTAAAGAAAATAATATCAATAGAGTTCAAACTGCTATAAGAGCTGACTATACAATTGGTTTAAAATTTGCTAAATGGTTAGGATTAGAGGAAGAAGGTTTAATGAGAAAATTTGGTTTTGATGGTTCTGATCAATATATGTATGCGAGGTTATTCTAATGGGATGGCAAGCAGCAGTAGTTGGAGCAATGGGTGTTGCTCAATACAAATCTCAAGGTGCTATTGGAGACTTTAATGAAGCTGTTAATGACAGAAACGCAAAAGTTTTAGAACAACAAGGTACAGCAATAGAGAAAAAAACAGAATTTGATTTAAAACAATTTGATAAAGAGTTTGTAAAATTAAGAGGTCAAACTGTAGTTGCCGTTGCAAAGTC